ACGCGACTGGGCTGGTCAGCCTTTGCCTGATGCTGCTCGCCGGCTGCGCGAGCGCCCCACTCTCACCGGCGCCGACGCTTATCGTCAGTGGTTGTCCGGCCGTGGTGCCCTGCACTCTGCCGGCGACTAGTCCACACAGTAACGGCGACCAACTCAGCGACCAGGACCGCGTCGAGGCTGCTTGGGCAGAATGCGCAGGTCAGGTCGATATGGTTTATCAGCATCAACAGGCCACCCCATGAACAAACCCGAGAGCCTGCGCGCTCATCTGTTGGCCACCGTTGCCGAACTCAAACACAACCCCGACCGACTGCTGATCTTTATCGATAACGGCAAAGTCCGTTGCACTGCTGCGGCCAGCCTCTCGTTTGAATACAGCTTCGACCTACAAGTCCTCCTCACCGACTTCGCCGGCCACCCCGACAGTGTCATGCTGCCACTGCTCGGCTGGCTGAGCGTCCATCAATCCGAGCTGCTGGAAAACCTGAACAAGTCCGCCGCCGGCATCCAGTTCGAAGCCGACATTCTCGACAACAGCAAAGTGGATTTCAGCCTGACCTTGCCGCTGACCGAGCGCGTGGTCGTAGGCAAGGACGCCGAAGGCAATACCACCATCAGGCATCCTGGTGAACCTCAGCGTGTCGCGGCGTTTCTAGACTCCGCATGGATTCCGGGTACTCAGGCCACAGGTAATGAGTGGGTAGTCCCGAATGACTAACAGACTGGAGGCGCTGGAAGATTGGGCGGCCGGCCTGCTCGGGCAACTGGAGCCCGCATCACGCAACAGACTGGCTCGAAGCCTCGGTCAGGCTTTACGCCGCAGCCAACAGCAAAGAGTGATCACCCAGCGCAATCCGGATGGCAGCAAGTATGCCCCGCGCAAGCAGCATAACCTGCGCGGTAAACAGGGACGGGTGAAGCGGAAAGTTCAGATGTTCCAGAAGCTGCGCACCGCTAGCTTTCTCAAGGTTCAGGGTGACGGTAACGCCATCAGCGTTGGCTTCACGGGTCGCATCGCTCGCATAGCCAGAGTGCATCAGTACGGATTGAAGGATCGTGCGGAGCGTGACGCTCCTAATATAAAGTACGAACAGCGAGAAATTCTCGGTTTCACCGAAGCGGATCTCGATTTGATCCGCGACGGCTTACTATCGCACCTCACTATTCGTGATTAGTTAACAATAGAACCAGGGGGCAACACTCGCAGACGGGGGAACATCCCAGTTTCTAACCCATGATTAAAAACTTTTATAAAAGCCTCGAAGAATGGTTGATCCCCCTGAATAAAGCGTGTGTACTGATGCAACTCACTATACGACAATGGGATGCATGGGACTCCACTCTTCTCATACAGCTCAAGCATAGGCGGCGTATAAACATCATAATCATCAATAAATAACTCTTTGACAATAACAATCGAATAAATTCTCTTACCGGTCAAATCTATTTCGACCTCCTCCCCACCCATCAAAAACACCAAAAGCGACGACTTCTTAAGGTAAGTTATTCCACCCCCAATTTGAACAAGCCCCTTCTTCAATGCTTTATTTGTCGCCATTCGTTTTTTTTCAATCGTCTTATTTAGGATGCTTTCAAGATTCTGATTATCCTTAGCCTGGATCAAAATGACACTCTGATCTGTAACAACGAGAATATCGACCACCTCCCTTTTGTCGTCTGTCCTTTTTGGTGCCAAATAGATTTCATTAGAATCAAAAGTACGTTGAAGCAAAGCGATTATCTCTTTCTCTTGAGGTGGCCCGGGAATCTCACGCTCAAGGGGAGCCTCACTAAAACCTGGACTCCCGTGATAGCTGTTGACATCATGACGCAAATCAAAATAAACAATATCCTCTGGCATGATCGGTTCTACAAAGGTCACTTTTATTGCCGAAGCATCATCTTCCAAACTACTGAGCTTGTACCAATCATTGATCTGATCAAGAACTGCACCTTGATTCAATCCATGAATGCTCGGAATAACTGCTCCACGTAACATATCACGATGTTTTTTGGTAGATTTAAAATCTGCCCGATAGGCCAACATTTCCCTCCCAAGCTCGTCGAAAAAATGCACATCAACTACGGGAGCGACGAACAACTTAGAAAGCTCCCTTCCTGACAACTCCTTAATCAGCGCGCCGCTCGCCGTATAAGGATGGTGTTGATCATCAAAAAAAGCCGCCAAAAAACCAACAGACTTAACCCCCAAAACCTCATACGGAATCAAATAAATCAGGAACCCCTTCCTAACCTTAGCCGTTAAGATGGCCTCCTTAGATACTTTAACTATCAGCTTAGGAATCGAATCAGCCTTAATTATTACAGGCAGAAGCCCGATAGATAATTCATGAACCTTACGCATAACGCTTGGATGCATAATTGACAACATCTAGTTCACTCCTTTGAAATCAATCGAGATATTTCTGCCGTTTGGGCGTTTCGACACCATAGCTTAGACCGACCACCTGTAGCCTACTCGCCTACAAGTCGAGATTACTGCGCTCACGCACGCATGGCACCACCATCGGCGCCATGAACGATTTAGCCACCCTCGCCCGCCTGATCGAAAACCTCATCCGCTTTGGCACCATCGCCGAAATACAGATGAAGCCCCCCCGTGTGCGTGTAAATACTGGAACGTTGACCACTGCCTGGCTGCCGTGGATCACTTTGCGCGCCGGTGCGGGCAAGGAATGGGACCCGCCTACGGTCGATGAGCAAGTCATTCTGTTCAGCCCATCCGGGCAACTGGGTAACGGCATTGCCCTGACCGGCATTTTCAGCGACCTCAATCCGGCCAATGGCGATCGCCCTGGGCTGCACCGGCGCACCTATCACGACGGCACCGTCATCGAGTACGACAGCGTTGCTCACCACCTCAGCGCCGTGCTGGTGGAAGGCGGTACCACGGACTTGATTAGTACCGGCGGTATTCACATCGTCGGATCGATCACCCATGAAGGTGACTACACGCAGACCGGCAATTACACCCAGGAAGGCAATCAAGCCATCACTGGGAAAGTCATCGCCTCGGAAGATGTGGTCGCCGCCGAGATCAGCTTGGTCAACCATCCGCACGGCGGCGTGATGTCAGGCAGCGGCAAGACGGGGAAACCGGAATGAACCGAGAAACCGGCGCCGCGATCGACACCGTCGAGCATATCGTCCAGTCGACCACCGACATCCTGACTACTCGCCTCGGCACCCGCGTGATGCGCCGGGAGTACGGCAGCTTTCTGCCGGAGCTGGTCGACCATCCGTTCAATGACGTCACCCGGCTGCGCGTCTACGCCGCCACCGTCATGGCCCTGATGCGCTGGGAACCCCGGATTTCCCTCAGCCGCGTGCAGTTCATGGGGGCCACGTTGCAAGGTCAGACGGTGATGGACATCGAATGCAGCCGTGTCGACACCAACGAGCCCTTGAGTCTTAGCGTCCCGTTGCAGCTGGGGGCCAGCGTATGAGTACCTTTACCGCCATCGACCTGGCTCAGCTGCCGGCCCCGCAGATCGTCGAACAGATCGATTTCGAACAGATCCTTGCCGAGCGCAAGGCCTACGCTATCAGCCTCTGGCCAGTCGAAGAACAGGCCGAAATTGCTGCACGCCTTGCGCTGGAGTCGGAGCCGCTGACCAAGCTGCTTCAAGAGAACGCCTATCGCGAGACTGTCTGGCGTCAGCGTGTGAATGAAGCGTCCGTTGCCAACATGCTGGCCCTCGCCAAAGGCACCGACCTCGAAAACATTGCGGCGAATTACAACATCGCTCGCCTGGTCGTTCAGGAAGCCAAGCCCTCCGCAACACCGCCAATTCCCCTAGTGGTGGAGAGTGACGACAGCCTGCGCGAGCGTGCGCAAATGGCCTGGGAAGGTCTGAGCACCGCAGGTTCTCGCAACAGTTACATCTTTCATGCTCGCTCGGCAGATGGCCAAGTGGCGGACGCAACCGCAGAAAGCCCTTCGCCCGCCACAGTGGTGGTGATTGTGCAATCGCTTCTCGGCGACGGTACCGCCTCCCCTGCGCTGCTGGCCACGGTCAAGACCTACCTGAGTGACGATGATCGCCGCCCGGTCGCTGATCGACTGACCGTGCAGGGCGCCGACATCATCAACTACCAGGTGAAAGCCAAGCTCTACATGCTGAGCAATGGTCCCGAGAGCGAGCTTGCGCTTGCCGCGGCGAAGACCAGCCTGCTGAAGTTCGTAAACCAGCGGCGTCGCCTCGGACTCGAAGTGTCCGAATCCATCGTGCACGCTTCGCTGCACGTTGAAGGCGTGCGCAAAGTCGTGTTGCAGAATTGGCAGGACATCGTTGCTACCCCCTACCAGGCGCCCTTTTGCACGCACATCGATTTGTCCCTGGGGGTTGAGTGATGACCGCCCAAGCTCTACTCCCGCGCAACGTCACCCCACTTGAACGCCAGGCCGCCCAAGCTTTGGCAGATATCCAGCGCGTGCCGATTCCTTTGCGCCAGCTGTACAACCCGGATTTGTGCCCGCTGCACCTGTTGCCCTATCTGGCATGGGCCTTCTCGGTTGATCGCTGGGACCATCGATGGTCCGAGGCAGCTAAGCGCACCGCCATCCGCGCGTCGTTCTACATCCATGCGCGCAAAGGCACCCTCGGTGCGTTGCGCCGTGTGGTCGAGCCTCTGGGCTACCTGATCGAAGTGGAGGAATGGTGGCAGACCGTGCCTGAGCGCGAGCCGGGCACGTTTGCACTGAAGGTCGAGGTTCTGGATACCGGCATCACCGAAGAAATGTACCAGGAGCTGACCCGGCTCATTGATGACGCCAAGCCGGTCAGCCGGCACATGACCCGCCTCGCCTTTGGCTTGGAAACCACCGCCGCCCTCTGTTTCGGTGCCTGCGTTGTCGAGGGCGAGGTCACCACGATCTACCCGTTGCAGGTCTCGTTGCTGGAGCTCACCTGCACGGATCGAAGCGCGGCGAGCGTCGCGGTCACCACCGAAATGACCACCCTTTATCCGCTTCAACCCACGTTGCTGGAACAGCATGCCTATCCCGCCCGAGAGGCGGTCGGCAGTGATTCTGGCGAGCAAACGACTATCCACCCCCTGCACGTCACTGCCTTGGAACAACTGGCCGAACCGGCCTATCAGTCCATCGCTGCGGACGCGGGTGAATTGACCACTATCTACCCGTTGGAGGCGTGATGGCAGCGCAAGAGTTCTATACGATTTTGACCAAGGCCGGCATTCAATATGAAGCCGAGTGCAAGGCCACCGGGAAGCCGATCAAGCTGGTGAAGATGAGCGTCGGTGACGGGAACGGCGCCTCCTACAACCCAGTCGATACGCAAGTCGCCTTGAAGCGTAAGGTCTGGGAAGGCAGCTTCAGCAATCTGTATCAAGACAAAACAAACACCGCCTGGCTGGTGATCGAGGCGATCATTCCTCAGAACGTCGGTGGCTTCTGGATTCGTGAGGTTGCCGTCTGGACGGACACCGGCATTCTGTACGCCATCGGCAAATACCCTGAGTCGTTCAAGCCGCTCATTACCACGGGTGCCGGCCGCGAAATCAACATTCGCACCATCTTCACTACCAGCAATGCCGACAACGTAACGTTGATGCTCGACGGTTCGGTCATTCAGGCGACCCGTGCCTGGGTGAAAGAGTTTGTCGAAGTCGAATTGGCCAGCATCAAGAAGGACCTGTCGGCCGAACATGCGGAAGGCAAAACTCATAATTATCCGCTGACCAATTTCATCGAAACAGACTGGGTCGCTGAGTCAAGCCAATCGGAATACCTCGCTGAAATTTTCCGCACCTTTGGCCAGTCGGGGGTTTTGGGCAGTCGCCAGTACGGCTCTGCCGGGACCGAGTCGTTCAACCGCACATTCGACGGCGCTTATTCGGCCATCAACCTGCACAACCATCCCAACCTGCTGGCCACGCCGGGTCTGGGGGAAATCGCGGCCATGATCAACGGCCATATGGTCAGGACGCGGCATAACGACTACCGCCTGCGCAGCGCTGCGCCAGGTAACTATCTGGCAATGGTGGACATTGCTCCACCAGCAGCCCCCGCGTCGGTGAATGCGGCGGTTGGCATTCCCGCGAAGGTCGCAGAAATGCGCGAATATTTTCGGGCCTTTGCTACGCGTGATACGGAAATTCGCGACTACCGGCCACATTTTCGCTGGAACCTGTCGGTGCTGGAAATCTGGCCGGAGCTGTTGACCGACGAGGTGAGCGACACCTTTGAAAGCTTCCGCCATCTGGAGGAAATCAACGGCTATCGCGACCTGTTGTCGCGCACCCTGTTGATGGGCGCCACCGGCTATAGCGGACGAAATGAAAACGGATCGTTTATCCCCGGATCGGTACGACAAGTTTCCAAGACTGGGCGGCCGCAGTACGTAGCCTGGCGCTACCGCATATCGGTCGCAGACGTGGGCAGCGTGGGGGATTACCCCATTGAAAAACTCGTCACCCCACTCGATCTGCCGTTGCAGCGTTGGCACGCAAACCTGACAGGGCCGCAGGTGGCGACAAGCCGCCGTCAGCGGTGGCGTATCAACCGTGAGCTGTCAGCCGATCCGACCTGGGGCGCGTACAACGAATCCCCAACCATCGACCTACTTGATGAACTGATGGCCAAGGTTCCGGGGCTGAATGGCGCCGGGGCGAACTTGGTCGAGCAGTACACGGACAGCGGCGTGGTGACCAAGCTGACCAAGTGGGACAGCGCCGAGCTGCTGAACGCGGCTTACTACAACCGTCGATATGGGCACGAGCGCAACGCTAGCGGCCGCACCAAAGGCCTGCGTAGTTACAACGATCCGACCTTGTTCGTCGCGTCCAACACCCGCCCCGAGGTGGCGTCCTTTACGGCCGATGGCCAAACCTACCGCAATAGCTACGCGATTCCGTTGGAGCTGATTTTGCGTACCCCGCTGGAGGGCTGGAACCCTTATGGCATCGCCACGGTAAATGCCACGGTCGGCGATGGCGCCACTGCGCAAACCGCCTGGACTGGGCGCAGCGATAGCTCTCGGCACTACCTCACGCCGGCCGAGATGTTCTCTGACACGGTGTTAGATCCCGATCCGGCGGATACAGGGGCGAGCCCGCGCTGGATATTGGATAGCGCCGGAACGCCTCGGCTTGTACGCGCCTCGGGCATCTACGCGGTGCTACCGAAAATCGAGGGCGCCGGCGGGTTGTACCTGCGCTACCCGGTTTATCCGATGTACCACGAAGGGGGCTGGGCGGCAGCAGCGGTCGATGCCCTGGCGGGAGACTGCACCACCAGTCTGGTGAATTTGATGCGCGGCTACATGACGCAAAAAGACTCGATCGCGGAAATGGGCGAGTCGATCCAGGTGCTTAAAAACGAAGTTTCGCAACTTAAACAGAAATAAAGCAGAGGAATCATTATGGGCATGTCGGCACTGCTGGCTGAGACTACTCGCCTTGTTGCAATGTTTCAGGACAAAGAGAAGAACATTAAAGACGCCGTGGCCGTTGCGATAAGTGCGGTCCCGGCGATGAACAAGACTTACTACGTGAACGCTATTACTGGCGATGATGCCGCCGGCACGGGCGACAAACTCAAACCGTTTAAAACGGTGGCGAAGGCCGTGAACACCATTCCTTACGGCGGTGGTGGTTACGTCCGGTTGTTTGGTCATGAACATGTGATCGAGAGTTTGATTTTCGTCGCATCCAAGAACCTGACAATTACTGTCGCCGAGGGTGAGACGGTGATGCCCACCCTGCGCAACATTTGCGTGCAGGCGAACGGGGCTGACGGCGCGGGGAATCAGGACAACTCGACCACCGGTTTTATGCTGGACAGTTCTACCGTTGTTTTGGGGAGCATCCGCATTCGCACGGCCAATTATTCGAAGCCCGAGTCAACGACGAACAACGTCTACACGGGCTTGTTCCGTCGCTATGACCGCCCGATGGGCATGGTTCATGTGACCGGGTGTGAGATTGAGCTGGGCGATACCGCCCTGACTCGTCACACCATCAACGGGCAAACCGGCATCGTCTCGCTGTACTTGAACAAGATCAGCCGCGTGGGTCCGGTGGTTAAAAACACTCCATTAATCGAGACAGCCGGCAGTCCGATTATTTTTGCAGCGCAATCCAATACCTTGCCGGCTGGCGCGAAATGGTCGGGTGACTATTTGACGGGCGTTGTTTTTGACTCCAATGGCGCGACCAGAAGTGTCGTTACTAACGTGAATCTTGTTTAACTCGGTGACTAAAGATGCGGCTTAATTTCACATATGAAGGGCAGTTTTATTCGGCATTTACCGTCGAGGATGCGTTGACGGTAGGAGTCCCGGTGTTGGTGCTGGCGGGGGCTGCGGCTGAGCAGGTTCAGAAAGGGATTGATGCTGCTGTGGCACAGGCCCGCGCACGCAATGCCACGCGCATCGATGGCCAGGATTCCATGTACTTGCTCAAGGCGAACGAAGCCGAGCGCTATATCGCGGCCGGCTCACCAGCGGATGCCAGCGACTACGTGTTGCTCAAGACAGAAGCCGAGGCGTTGCAGATCACACCACAAGCGCAGGCAAACCGGGTGATTGAAGCCCGTGATTCCTGGCTGGCGGTAGCGGCTCGCATCGAGGCAGCCCGCATCGGCGGCAAAGCGTCTTTGGCTGAGCTGACCACCGTCGAAGCGGTGGTCGCCGCTGGTGAATTGGTGATCGCCGAGCTGGATGCGATTTAACCCCAGCCCTTGCTCCAAACCCTGGGCCGTAAAAGCGGTCCAGGAGACAAGATCAGCACTTCTCCCTGTAATCCCCGCTCTCACAATCTCCAGTGCTCGCCGATCAAGCGCGCACGCGGCAGCCTGCGCACTGTCATCCCATTCTCTGCGCAGGCAAACCCATGGCCGATTATCTCCACGGCGTGCGGGTCATCGAACTCAACGACGGCACCCGCCCCATCCGCACCATCCCCACCGCTGTTATCGGCATGGTTTGCACGGCCGAAGACGCTGATGCCACTGCTTTCCCACTAGACACACCGGTTTTGTTGACTAACGTGCAATCCGCTATTGCCAAGGCCGGTACCAAGGGCACGCTGGCAGCCTCTCTCCAAGCCATTGCCGACCAGACCAAGCCCTACGTGATCGTGGTGCGCGTCAAGGAAGGGGCAACCGAAGCAGCAACCACCAGCGCGTTAATCGGTACCACCACCGCAGATGGCAAATACACCGGCATGAAAGCCCTGCTCGCCGCCAAGGCCAAGGTCGGTATGGTGCCTCGCATCCTCGGCGTGCCAGGCCTCGACAGCCAACCGGTGGCCACCGCCCTGGTCAGCATTGGCCAGCAGTTGCGCGCCTTCAACTACGTCAGCGCCTGGAACTGCAAAACCAAGGAAGAGGCCGTCGCCTACCGCGAAAACTTCGGCGCCCGGGAAGTGATGGTGATCTGGCCGGACTTCCAGAACTGGGACACCGTGACCAGCGCGACTGTGAAGGCATCGGCCATCGCCCGCGCGCTTGGTCTGCGAGCCAAGATCGACCAAGAGGTGGGCTGGCACAAAACCCTGTCCAACGTGGCCGTCAACGGCGTCACCGGGATCAGTGCCGACGTGTTCTGGGATCTGCAAAACCCCGCCACGGACGCCAACTACCTCAACAGTAACGAGGTCACCACCCTCATCAATGAGGGCGGTTTCCGCTACTGGGGCAGCCGGACGTGCAGCGACGATCCGTTGTTCGCTTTCGAGAACTACACACGCACCGCGCAGATCCTCGCCGACACCATGGCCGAGGCGCAAATGTGGGCCATCGACAAGCCGATGAATCCGTCCCTGGTGCGCGACATGATAGAGAGCATCAATGCCAAATTCCGCGAGCTGATCGCCTCAGGCTATCTGATCGGCGGTAGTTGCTGGTACCCGGAAGACATCAACGACAAGAACACCCTCAAGGCCGGCAAGCTGTTCCTAGACTACGACTACACACCGGTGCCACCGCTGGAAGACCTCACGCTGCGGCAGCGCATCACTGACCGCTACCTGATCAACTTCGCCAACAAGATTAACAGCTGAACCGGACCTCCCCTGAGGGGGAATTGACCCCACGCCTGCGTACCGGAGAACACCGCCATGGCCATGCCTCGCAAACTGAAAAACCTGAACCTCTTCAACGACGCCAACAGCTACGTCGGCGTGGTGAAGTCGGTCGCCCTGCCCCCGCTCGGCCGCAAGATGGAAGCCTATCGCGGCGGCGGTATGAACGGCCCAGTCAAGGCTGACCTCGGCTTCTCCGACGACGGCATCCAGTTTGAATGGAAGACCGGTGGGCTAGATCTGATTTCCCTGCGCCAGTTCGGCGCCGTTAACGCCGCCGGCATTGGCCTGCGCTTCGCCGGCTCGTTCCAGCAGGACGACACCGGCGAAGTCAGCGCGGTGGAGATCGTATTGCGCGGCCGTCACGAAACCATCGAGATGGGCGACGCCCAGCCTGGTGAAGACACCGAACACAGCATCACCACCACCTGCACCTACTACAAGCTGATCGTTGATAACGAAGAAATCATCGAGATCGACTTGCTCAACTTCATCGAGAAGGTCAACGGCGTGGACATGCTGGAAAAACAGCGCACCGCCATAGGCCTTTGACCCTACACCGCCCCGACCGGGGCGGATAACCCTGCACCCTGGAGCCTCCCATGAAATCCGAAGAAACCCTCGAAACCTTGCCAGCAGCCGATGACAACACCGTCACCCTCGACACGCCGATCATCCGTGGCAAAACCAGCATCGACACCCTCACCCTGCGCAAACCGCAGTCTGGCGAGCTGCGTGGCGTTCACCTGATAGACCTGTTGAACCTAGACGTCGCCTCCCTGCTCAAGGTGCTGCCACGCATCACATCCCCAGGCATTACCGCGCCGGAAGCCGCAGGTATGGATCCTGCCGACCTGCTCGCCTGTGGCAACAAGGTCGCTCATTTTTTGTTGCAGAGGTCGGTGAAGACGGACGTATCCCTCGTTGCGTAGAGGACGCTATGGCCGACCTGGCCGTGGTCTTCCACTGGGCGCCGGCTGATATGGATCAGTTGGGCTTGCAAGAACTGATGGAGTGGCGCGAGCGCGCCAGGGTGCGGAGTTCCACCGATGGCGAATGACTTAAAACTTCAGGTACTGCTCAACGCCATCGACCGTGCGAGCGGACCTCTGAAGGCCATCGACAAGGGCAGCATCGGCGCTGCTCGTGCGCTCAAGGATGCACGCGACCGCCTCAAGGAACTCAACGCCCAGCAGAAGGATGTCAGTGCTTGGCGCACCCAGCGCGCTGCCGCCGAGCAGACCGAACTAGCCCTCACCGCTGCTCGCGACAAGGTTCGGGCACTCAGTCAACAGTTCGCCGCCACCGGTGTACCGACCAAGGGCATGGCCAAGGATTTCCGCACGGCTGTGCGTGAGGCGCAGAAGCTCAAGGAACAACACCAGCAGCAGAGTGAACAACTCCAGACACTGCGCACGAAGCTATACAGCGCCGGTATCAGCACCAAGGACCTTGGCACTCATGAGCGTCAGCTGCGCGAGCAGATTGGCGCCACCAACGCCAGTATCAGTGAACAAGGCAAGCGATTGGTTGCCCTGAACGCGCAGCAAAAACGCCTGGCAATCGAACGCAGCAAGATGGAGAAAACCCAGAGCCTGGCCGGCAACATGGCCATGAACGGTGCCGCTGGTTTGGGCGCGGGTTATGCGGCGAGCCGCCCGATTGCCAAAGCGATTGGCGCGTTTGCACCGAACGAAGACTCGGCCACGCAGCTGAAGGTGTCGATGATGGACGGCACCGGCAAGGTCGCCGAGGACTTCAAAAAGATCACCGACCTCGCCACCAAACTGGGCGACCGATTGCCAGGTACCACGGCTGACTTTCAGGAAATGATGACGATGCTCCGGCGCCAGGGCTTGAGCGCGCAGAGCATTCTTGGCGGTACCGGTGAGGCAGCGGCGTACCTAGGCGTTCAACTGAAAATGCCGGTGGCCGAAGCGGCCGAATTCGCGGCCAAGATGCAGGATGCCACCCGCACCACCGAGAAGGACATGATGGCGCTGATGGATACCATCCAGCGCGGTTTCTACTCGGGCGTTGACCCGACCAACATGCTCCAGGGCTTCAGCAAAATCGCGCCGGTGATGGACACCATCAAAAAGTCCGGCATCGACGCGGCCAACGAACTGGCGCCGCTCCTGGTGATGATGGACCAGGCCGGCATGGAAGGCGGTGCCGCCGGTAACGCCTACCGGAAGATTTTTCAGGCGGGCTTAGACAAGGACAAGGTCGACGACGTCAACAAGATCCGCCAGTTGAAAGGCCAAAAGATCCAGTTCAGTTTCACCAACAAAGACGGCAACTTCGCCGGTCTGGAGAACCTGTTCGCCCAGGTCGAAAAGCTCAAGACGCTCAACGACGAAGACCGCACGGAGACCATCAAAGATCTGTTCGGGGACGACTCCGAAACCATGACTACCCTGAACACGATGATGAACAAGGGGTTGGCGGGTTACAAAGAGGTCCAACAGAAGCTTTCGAACCAGGCCGACCTGCGCACCCGTGTCAACGAACAGCTCAGCACCCTGACCAACGTCATGGAAGCAGCCGAAGGCAGCTTCACCAACGCTATGGCCGAGTTTGGCGCCGCCGTTGCGCCCGAGCTGAAAGAGCTGATCAGCACCTTGGGCGAGATGGCCAACAAGGTAGGTGCCTGGGCCAGGGAGAATCCGAAACTCGCAGGTGGCTTGGTCAAGGTCGTGGCATTGGTGGCTGGCCTGTCGTTCGTGTTCGGTGGGCTGGCACTGACCCTGGCGAGCTTGCTCGGCCCCTTCGCCGTGGTGCGCTACGGCATGGCCATGTTCGGCATGCAGAGTGGTGGCACACTGCGGGTGATGCAGAAGCTCGCCCCTACGCTGACCGGTCTGGCTCGCAATGCCTTCCCAATGCTCGCGCAAGGGGTTCGGCTGTTGGCCAGCACGATGGGCGGTGCCCTGCTGACCGCATTGCGCACCGTGAGCATTGCGCTCTGGGGCCTGGCGGCCAACCCCGTAGTGCTCGCCATCGCAGCCGTGGTCGCGGTACTCGCAGGCGCGGCCTACCTGATTTATAAAAATTGGGATGCAGTGAAACTCTACTTCACCAACGCCTGGACCGAAATCAAAGCCGGCTTCAGTAGCGGTATCGGCGGTATCCTCAACACCCTCGCCGACTTCAGCCCCATCGGCCTGATCTATCAGGCCTTTGCCGGCGTGCTGAACTATCTGGGCGTGGATCTACCCAGCCGTTTTACCGAGTTCGGCAACATGATCGTCAACGGCTTGGTCAACGGCTTGCTGGCCGGACTGGGGCAGATAAAAAGCGCCGTCAGCTCAGTCGCTGATTCGGCCATCAGCATGTTCAAAGAGAAACTCGGTATCCACAGCCCGTCCCGCGTGTTCACCGCGTTGGGCGGTTTCACCATGGCCGGCCTGACCCAAGGTCTGCAAGGTGGTCAAGACGGCCCGTTGGGTGCCATCACCGACATGGGCAAACAAGTTGCGTCAGCCGGTCAGAAAGCACTCGGCGCCGTTGCGGGGCCGCTGGGCGCCATCGGTTTACCGCAGCTGCCCACCGGAGCCGCTGCATCGTCTTCAGTGTCGATCGATGATCGGGCGCCGATCAGTCCGGCACCGGCCGCCGCTTATGACAGCCACGACAACTACGAAATCAACATTCACACCACCCCGGGCATGGACGCACAGGCGATCAGCCGCGCCGTGCGTGCGGAGCTGGCACGCATCGCCAGCGAAAAAAGCGCCCGCCAGCGCAGCAAACTGTCCGATCTGGAGTAATCACCCATGATGCTTGCCCTGGGCATGTTCGTCTTCAGCCTGTCCACCGCCGCCTACCAGGAGCTGCAACGCCAGACCGAATGGCGCCATGCAAGCAGTAATCGCGTCGGCGCCGCACCGGCCCGACAATTTGTCGGGCGTGGTGACGATTCGATCACCCTCCCCGGCATCATCCTCCCGGAACTGGCCGGCAGTGCCCTCAGCCTCGACGCCCTGCGCCTGATGGCCAACACAGGCAAAGCCTGGCCGATGGTCGAGGGCAGCGGCCGCATCTACGGTCTGTGGATCATCGAGAGCCTGAGCGAAACAAAGACCCTCTTTTTCCGCGACGGCACGCCACGGCGTATCGAATTCACCCTCAGCCTCAAGCGCATCGACGATGACCGCATCGACCTGATCGGCGCAGGTACCAGCGCAGGGGTTGGCATCATGAGGTCGTTGCTGTGATCGATGCCGCCCTTTCCCGCGTCACCGGTTTCCTGAATGGCACGACCGAACGCTACCGTCGCGAGGCCTCCTACCCAGTGCCGGCGTTCCGCATCACCGTCGACGGTAACGACATCGCCAAACTGATCAGCCCGCGGCTGATGAGCCTGGACCTGACCGATAACCGTGGCATCGAGGCCGATCAACTGAGCCTCACCCTCAGCGACCACGACGGCCTGCTGGCCATTCCATCCAAAGGCGCCGTGATTCGGCTCTGGCTCGGATGGAGCGACACCGGCCTGGTCGACAAAGGCACCTACACCGTCGACGAAACCGAACACAGCGGTGCTCCAGACGTGCTGAGCATTCGCGCCCGCTCGGCGGATCTGCGCAAGGGCCTGAAGACCAAACGCGAACGCAGCTGGAGCAACACCACACTCGGAGACGTCCTGGGCGACATCGCCTTGGGCAACGGCCTAACCGCGACCATCGCCGGCGCTCTTGACGGATTACCCATCCTGCAGCTCGACCAGGCCAACGAATCTGACGCCAACCTGATCAGCCGTGTCGGCGAGGAATTCGACGCCGTAGTCACCGTCAAGGCCGGCTGCTTACTGTGCCTGCCAGCCGGCGGCGGCAAGACCGCCAGCGGCGCCGAACTGCCGCACATCACCCTCACTCGTGCCGACGGTGATCAGCACCGCTACCTGCAAGCCGACCGCGACAGCTACGACGGTGTGCGGGCCTACTTCTATGATGTAAACAGCGCCAAGAAGCAGGAAGCCGTTGCCGGCGGCGGAGAAAACCTCAAGGACCTGCGCCACACATTCAGCGACCGCCAGTCAGCCTTGCGCGCCGCTCGGGCCGAGTTCAACCGTCTGCAACGCGGCAGCGCCACCCTCAGCTACACCTTGGCCATGGGGCGGCCGGATCTGATTCCCGAACTGACCTACTCGCTCCAGGGCGTGAAGCCGGAGATCGACGAAATCATCTGGTATGGCGGGAATGTGCAGCACACCCTCAGCGCGGACAATGGTTACACCGTCAGCTTGGAGCTGGAGAGCAAGCTGCCGGAGGATACCGTTGAGGAATTGGCCGAGGAGAACAAAGGCGATTTCACCGGGATCATCGCGTACTACCGCGACAAGAAAACCGGGAAAGAAAAGACGGTGACGGCTGGGGATCAGAGCAGACCGCGGCGGTTGCGATGGTTGTATGCGAGTGAGAGGACGGCAAAGCGGGCAGTTGACAGAGAAAACTCTAAGCTAATGCAAAGCATTTAGAATAGAAAACGCTTCTTTTCAAAAAAACATATTAAATATCAGTCAGTTATAAATTATTTTATAACCCTGTTGGCAAAATGCCGTCACGGAGTCACACTCCCCTTTCATTCATTTGGTTAAGGGATTATAAGATGGCTGAACCACGCGCTTTTATCAGTTTTGACGTTGATAATAACAGCGACCACAAAAATCTATTTGCCGGTCAGGCTTGGCATTCCAAAACCCCCTTCAAACATGAAGACTGGTCTGCAAAAAGCCCCATGCCTCAGTCTCAATGGGAAGCGATTGTAAAAGAAAAAATCAATAAAACGCACCTTCTAATAGTCTTGGTCGGTCGCCATATGGCCACCGCCACAGGTGTAGTTAAAGAAATAGAAATGGCTCGTTCTCAGAACGTTCCAATTTTTGGCGTATATGTTGACGAGGCAAACTCCAACAGCACACTTCCAGCAGGACTTAATAGAAACAGAGTCATTAATTGGACTTGGGACGGGATTGCTAATGCAGTCACCCAAATGATGGGGGAAGGAAAAAACGCAGCAAACCGCTCATGAAAAAAGCATTAGTTGTGGGGATCAATTACTACGAACACCTGAACCAGCTATATGGCTGCGTCAACGATGCATACGCGGTAAACCAAGTGCTTGAGCGGCACATGGACGGCGAACTTAACTTTGACGTAAAACATATAACCTCCGTCGACGCAGCAAGTTCAATCTCCCGAAAAGAGTTAAAAGAATACATTCGAAAGCTATTCGAAGACGATTGCCAAATTGCGCTTTTTTATTTCGCTGGTCACGGTCACGTCGAAGACACCGGCGGTTACTTACTAACATCAGAGTGTGCTGACGGCGATGACGGGATGCCATTGCAAGAGATACTTGACATTGCCAACTCATCCAAAGCCATTAATAAAATTATTGTACTAGATAGCTGTCATTCAGGAATTGCTGGATCCTCAAAGACGCTCGGCGACAAAGCTCTGCTAACCGAAGGGATGACAATTCTAACCGCCTCCACTGAAGGGCAGTACGCTGAGGAGGTAAACGGCTCAGGAGTATTTACATCATTATTTGTTGATGCTCTCAACGGTGGCGCAGCCAATTTACTTGGCGACATTACTCCAGGCAGTATATATGCTCACATCGACCAATCATTAAGTCTTTGGGAGCAAAGACCGGTTTTCAAAACAAACGTTAAGGCTTTTACCTCATTAAGAAAAGTATCGCCACCGATACAGTTATCCGAACTGAGACAAATAAGTGAGCTTTTTGAAACTGCAAACTCTGAGTTTGCATTAGACCCCAGTTTTGAACCTCAGCCACCAGCACCTAATCACGGAATCGAACCGAATCCGGAGAACACAAGAAAATTTGCTATTCTTCAGAAGCTCAACCGCCTCAATTTGGTCAAGCCTGTAGGCGAAGATCACATGTATTTTGCCGCGATGAACTCCAAGTCTTGCAAGCTCACAGTATTAGGCGAACACTACTGGAAATTAATAAACAACAAAAGAATTTAGGCAAGGACTAAAACTTGACCATCGACAAACTATTTGAACACTTTGAAAAAATCTACTTCCAGGAGCTCGCGAGAAAGGAACAGATTTTTGCCCGATTAAGCATACCTCTAGCGACTATAATCGCAATCGCGGGCTTTTACTCCGTCATAATTGGCGGAGATAGAGCCGCACTGACATTGGGTGCGAAAATATGGTTTCTAACTATATTAGCCATCTCGATATCAGTACTCGCAATAGGGGTATATTTTTTTATTGATGCTTTGCTTGGCAAAATGGATGAAAATTTGCCTGCACCTAACACCATTGAAAAATACAGACTAGACCTCATTGACTATTACAGCGACGAAGAAAACTCCGAAGAGAAAGTAGCTCAAGACTTACGCAAATATTACTATGAAAACTATATGAATTGCGCCACGATTTGCACCATTAATAACGATAGAAAAAGCTCAAGCTTATACTATTGTAATTTAGCTCTCATCATCTCAGCAGGTATCGCCGTGATAGCTTATGCGGTGATCACATTACCAAAGCTATAGGAGCCAAAGGCATGAGACAAAAGCCACCGCCACCCCCTCCACCACCAACTCGAAACGTGAGAGGAGATGTACGTCCACCACCACCGCCTCCGCGTCCGACACCACGGCCCGTAAATCAACCATAAAAATAACCCGGCATAGCCGGGTTATTACTGACAAAACACACAAGAAGGTTTGCTACGAACGTACTCAAGAAAGATCTTTATCTTTCTCCCGCTGTTGTTCATTCAGCTTTCCTGCTGCTTCTTGATCTGTTCCTTCCGGCGTTCCTGTGTTGCGTCGTGCGAAGCCTTGGCAATATCCATGAGGGTTCTATTAGCAGTGCCCACCATCGCTGCACCCACCATAAAAATTACGATCTCACCAAAAAACCAAAGGTTTTGCAGCTGCAAGGGTTCATTCAAATCAGCTTGAGCAGCAATTTTCCAGATAGAGCTCAGTACTGGAAATTGGGTATGGGAATAGATGTTGCCCACGACGTTTTTAACCCGGTCCCACCCCTGGAACTCGGCGTAGCCATAGATCGAAAGCAGCAGCGAGACCACAATAAATACAATGCTCACAGCCGCGATGATCAGGCCCCGCACTCTCAACCGTTTCGCCGCTTTAATCTCTTTTTCAACGTCCAAAAATACTCACCTTCTGCTAAGCCGATTGACATCGGAGGCTTTGCCGCTTTGACTTTTGAACGACTGCAGCTATGGCGTTCGAAAACATCCTGTCCCGGAAATAGCCTCCCTCTCTGAGTCTGTCGACACAAACTCCTTTTTCTTGAGTCATTGCCCAGAAAAACAAAAACCCGGCGCATGGCCGGGTTCTTTTTACTTGGCAGCTAGAAGGATATTCAGAAAACGAAGAATGTCTTTCTGGCTCACTTCGTCGAGTAGCCTGAACAGCTGCACGACCATCCGTTCGCGCTCATTCAGTTCAGCCAATTCGATCGCTTCGGGTTGGTGGGTTTGTAGCTCGTTCTTCACCGACATGTGTCACTCCATTCAACACGTTCGGGTGCCCGGTACCAGCATCGGTACCGACCAAAGCACCCGGGGAATGGGCGATTTTCAGCATGTTTCGGTGTGCCACCAGCCTACGAAAGGTTTTTTAATTACAGGATTATGCGCCGCCACAGAGCGATTGAGCGCGCTGCACGATGTCGCTGTAGTCCATTTTGATAGACAGCATGGATGGATTGGCCTTGGTGATGTCCTGGCCATCCGCCCAACCGCGATCCTTAGCCTGACTGCGGGGCACTGCCACTCAGTGCGTAGGCCGTTCCATCAGATGTTCTTGTCAGAGTTTTGGGCGACGGCCCATAGCAGACGCTTGACTGCCCCCTTGTCCTCATCACCCAAGCCACGTATGTGCAGCAACATCTCCATTTCTTCTACCAACAGCACGCCTTCGGCCACAGGCATCCGCTGACCGGTAACGACGTACAGAATGTCAACGCCCTGTTCGGCTACTGCCGCGAGGTAATTGGCATCGGGGCTTCGTTCGCCTTTCTCATAGTTGTACTGACTGTTCTTCGAGGCACCGGCTTTCGCCGCAAACTCGGTCTGATTAAACCCCAAGCGCTCGCGTTCTTCTTTTAGGCGATCACCAATTCCCACAAACGTCTCCATGGCGAGTTGACATTCCCACAATCATGGGAAATACTCCGCCTGTCATCACACGAAATCACACGAAACGAGACTATGCCGAACGCATACCCCACCGAGCAAGCATGCCAAGAGGCTCGAGAGCGCCTCGCGCATCAAGGTCTGTCAGCGAAAGACTGGGCCGATCAGCATCACCTCAATCCGTCGACGGTATACGCAGTGTTGAACGGACAAAAGAAATGTCTGCGGGGCGAAGCCCATCGCGCTGCCGTGTTGCTCGGCATTAAACACGGCGTCGTCACAAACTAGGCCCGTTGGCTCAGGGAGGAAACCAGAAGATGAAACGCCCAGTTCTAGCCAATAGAAAGGATGTTGTCAGTGCAGTCATTTGCGCTTACCCAGGCGGGCGTCTATACGCCGCTGCCGAACTCGGCATGACCATCAAGAAGTTCGACAACCAAGCATATGAAAGCGCCGGCAGCCGCCCCTTGAGCGACGACCACATTCACCGCCTCGAACAGATCGCAGGCACGGCCTACTTGCCGGACTACATCGCGGCCAAGTACGGCGGCATGTTTGTTCCCATGGCAGCCTCGGAAGACCTGGACAACGTCGAGCTGTACAGCCGATCAATCAAGGCCGCGGCGAAGCGCGGAATGGTTGATCAAATCATTGCCAAGGCCTTGGATGATGGCGTCATTGAAGCAAGGGAAGCGGAAGCAATTATCAAAGCCTTGATGCACTACATGTCTGCTCGCTATGCAGAGGTGCTGGCGACCATCCAACTGCACAGTAAGACGACGGAAGGAAGGTGAGCATGCGCAGCCGTACTCAGCCTTTACCGAGACGTGCCTTGATCTCTTTCAGCGCTGTTGCGACGTCATCGACAGCAAAGCGAATGTCTTCGGCTCTCACGAATAGCGCTGGCACCTCCCCGGTAGCGGTCAGCTTCATGGATTCGCGACCACGCATGATTTCCACCAGCGCTTCATGCCGCTCCTGCAAGCGCTGCATCAAGCTTTCAACATCCTTTTTTGAGTGAGCCGCCATGACCTACATCTCCGATTTAGAAAGAAATCACTTACTGGATCTACTGGTCATCGCCCAGCAGCGACTGGACACATTAAAAGAAATTGCAGCAACCACCAACGATTCGCTCTCAGGCACTGACATCAGGATTGCCATCGGTGATGCAATCACTCCGCTGAACATCGCTCATGAAGCGGCAGAAACGTTCTAAAGGATCGGTCATGAGTACTTACAAACTGGTCTGCCCTCACTGCCAAGGCCGCATGCGCATACGCACCAGTGAAGGCACCCATATTTTCCTGCGCGTGGCCTACCTGCAATGCACCAACGAGGCTTGCGGTTGGTCAGTGCGTGCCCAATTCGAAATGACTCACGAGATGAGCCCAAGCGGCATGGCCAACCCATCCGTGAGGCTTCCAGTTGCTGACATCGCTCTGCGCCGAGCCGCGATGAAGACCGCCAACGATCAACCCGACCTGCTCGACCAAATGGAAATGGAGTGTGCGCAATGAACCATGAACAGTTGACCCACGACTACCGCAGCAGCATGCAACGGGCGGCGTTTGCCTACCTGCAACGACACGAAGCTCAGTACCTGGTGGATTCCGATCTGCTCTACGACAACTGCGTTCGGCACCTGACCACATCGCTGGAGGTGCCGGTGTTCATGGCTCAGCAGCTGGTGCACAACGCTTGGACCGAGTTGCAGGTGATCAATCAGCGCAAGTGGATTGGTGTGGACTGGGGCACCAGCCCGGATTGCACGGTCGTGCACTTGATCGATATACGGGCTGACCTACGTTATCCCGTCCCGGCGAGGCTGCTACCGCAGACATTACTCGCTCAGCGCGACTCCGCGCCCAAGCACCACCCTCAGTAATCCTTTTTTAACTCCCTGCCCTGCCCCGCTTCCTGTGGGTTTGGGTGAGCTTTGCCCGAAATCCGAGGTGGATCATGGAAATCGACGTTGCCATCACCGCAAAACTGAGCCGTTCGCAGGCCGAAGCGTTGCTCGAAACGTTGCGCAGCCAGTACGCGATGCAGTTCAACGAGCACTGGTACGACGATCGATTTCGCTTGATCCCCGAGGGTCTACGGCACGGCTCGCTGCTGACCGCCTTCCCCGCGATGGCCGCGCAAAAACGCCTGATTGGCGCCCTCAAACACAGTCTCGGCGAAGTGAAGTAAGCCCCCGATGAACATGAAACACGATCTACGCGCCGACATCCTGCAACGCCTTCAGTCCGATTACGGCCTCAAGCATAAAGCAGGCAAATACATGCGCGAAGGCGAATGCCCAGCGTGCAAGAAAAAGGAGCTGTACGCCTTCCACGATGACCCGTGGATGATCCGTTGTGGCCGGGGCAAGTGCGGCCAGACCTGGCACGTGAAGGAGATCTACGAAGACCTGTTCGACGACTGGAGCAAACGTGCTCCGGCGACCGAGCAGCATCCCAACGCAACGGCGCGTGCCTACCTGGAGTTTGCTCGCGGCTTTCGTCTGGATCTGATTCAAGGCTGGTTCACCCAGGAAACGTATTTCTCTGGCGAGTTGAATGCCGGCAGCGCGACAGTGCGTTTCGCCCTAGACAAGGGCGGCTACTGGGAACGGCTGATCGACCGGCCGCACCGTTTCGGCAAGATGAAAGCCCGCTTCAAACCCGGCGATAGTCCCCGTGGTGTTTGGTGGTGCCCCCCCTGCGTCGAGTTGTTGGATGTCACCGAACTATGGATCGTCGAGGGCATTTTCGATGCCATTGCTCTGGTCCACAACGGCATCGCAGCAATATCGGCGATGTCATCCGGCGCCTATCCCGAAGAGTCGTTGAAAGAGCTTGCACGGCAGCGCGGCGGCAAGCTGCCGAAGTTGGTGTGGGCACTGGACAACGAACCAGGCGCGCATAAATACACCAAGCGCTGGGTACGTCAGGCCCGCGCATTGGGCTACGAATGCGAAGCGGCGCAGATCCCCCAACCAGATAGCCGCAAGGTCGACTGGAATGACCTGCACCAGCGGTGGAACTTCATCGATGATGAAACCAAACGCACCGAGCAGGTCGAAAAAGACCTGGCCACGGCTCGCTACCACGGCTCCCTTCTGATCGCTGAAAGCGCGTCAGAGAAAGGCGTGCTGATGTACGACTGGCGCGAGCGCCATGAATTTCACTTCGGCTTCGACAGTCGGTTGTACTGGTTCAAGATGGACCTGGAGAAGTTCAACAAGGCCATGCAAGCGCTGGAGTCATCCGAGCGCCATGAAGACCAGTTGCTCAACGACAAGCAGCGCCGCGACAAAGCTCTGCGTCAATGTGGCGGTGTGGTCGAGATTGCCAACTGCTACCCGCAGGCACTGTATTTCCAGCGCAACGAAGTGACCGACGAATCCTGGTACTACTTCCGCGTTGATTTCCCACACGACAGTGGCAGCGTCAAAAACACCTTCACCGGTGGCCAGGTTGCCGCTGCCAGCGAATTTAAAAAGCGACTGCTCAGCATGGCGGCCGGTGCCGTATTCACCGGCAGTGGCCAACAACTCGACAAGATCATGAAAGACCAGCTCTTCGGCCTAAAAACCGTGGAGACCATCGACTTCATTGGCTACAGCAAACAGCACAGCTGCTACGTGTTCGGCGACATCGCTGTGCGCAGCGGTATCGTCAGCGAAGTGAACAAGGAGGACTTTTTCGAGTTCGGAAAACTGCGGCTCAAGACGCTGCAGAAGTCGATTGCCATGCACATTCAGCGCGACAGCAAGGTGTATCGCAGCGATTGGCTGCCGATGCTGTGGCTGTGTTTTGGCGCCAAGGGCATTGTTGCCCTGGCGTTCTGGTTCGGCTCGCTGTTCGCCGAACAGATCCGCGCGCAGTACAAGTCGTTTCCGTTCCTTGAGGTCACGGGCGAAGCCGGCGCCGGCAAGACCACGCTCCTCACCTTCCTTTGGAAACTGCTGGGCCGCGAGCATGAAGGTTTTGACCCGTCGAAATCTACACGCGCCGGCCGACAGCGGGCCATGGGTCAGGTTTCCAACATGCCGGTGGTGCTGATCGAGGGTGACCGCAATGAGCCGGACAAGGCTCACGCGAAGGGCTTCGACTGGGACGAGCTGAAGGACTTCTACGGCGGTGGCACGCTCGGTACCAAGGGTATGAAAACCAGCGGTAACGAAACCTACGAGCCGCCGTTTCGTGGCGCCATTGCGATCAGCCAGAACGCCGATGTCAGCGCGTCCGAAGCAATTCTGACCCGGATTATCAAATCGCATTTTGCGCGACCGGAAGTCACCACCGAGAGCCGTGCGGCGGCTGACAATCTGAACCTGATCCCGGTCGAGCACCTGAGCCACTTTCTGCTGCTGGCTGTGCGCGCAGAAGCGCAGGTCATGGCGAAGTTCGCCGAGCGTGTGCTTGTCCACGAACAACGTCTGCGCAAGCTCAAGGACATCCGCGTCGAGCGAATCATTAAAAACCACAGTCAGTTGATGGCCCTGGTCGATTGCCTGTGCCTGGTCTGCCCGCTCGATGAAAACCAGGTGGTAACGACTCACCAGGCTCTGACAGCCATGGCCCAGGAACGTCAGGCCGCAATCAGCGCTGACCATCCGTTGGTGGCTGAGTTCTGGGAGGTCTACGAGTACCTGGAAAGCTTGGGCGAAGGCCCGCAGGTCAATCACAGCACCGACCCCAAATTGATCGCCATCAACCTCAACGAGTTCGCCGAGCTGGCCAGCGTGCACCGCCAGAACCTGGCCGACCTGAAGACCTTGCGCACGCTGCTGACTGAGAGTCGTAGCCACAAATTGGTGGAAACCAACAAGCCCACGTACAGCGCGGTGCGCGCTTCACAGAGCGCCGGCAACGCGATGTTCAACAAACCCTTAACCGTGCGCTGCTGGGTGTTTCAGAGCGCATGAACCGCAGTAACCATAGGAGCAGCACCATGCAGATCCAAGTCATCACCGGCGAAATTGCCACCGGTAAAACATCCAAGTTGCGAACGATTGAGGCGGCGCTTTTAAGCGAAGGGAGAGATGCCAGCATCATCCATGCGGAATCTTACGCAGCATCCGGACTGCTTCGAATTATGGAAGTCCGGGTTCACAAAGGGCAGCGAACGCTATTGGTTGACGACTGCACGCGCCAACAGATCGATGCGGTTCTGGAATGGCAATCAACCGTCGAAGAGGACACGCAATACGACGACTTGATTGTTCACCTGGTGCGAAAAGCCAGTTGATGCCAGTCGCAGGAATTGAAAGTGGTGTCGAGGAGTTGCACCTCCCCGACACCGACCACCACCAAGGAGCAGCACCATGCAAGCACAACACCCAAGCAGCAGCGGCACAGAGGCTACCACGAACGTCTTGAAAGTCGGGGACGACGTTACCTATATCGTTGGTCGCAGTACCGGGCATAGCGTGAGCTTCAGCGTTCGCGAAGGAAAAATCGCCGTGATCAATGACCGGGTGGCCACCGTCAAATCCCGTAACGGTCGCAGCAGTGTGCAACCGTTGAATAAGCTCACTCGCAAAGGCCAACGCAATGCCCTGACCCGTGCTCTGTTGGGAGATGCGGAATGAACAACGGGAAATCCTTCCCCTGGAACCTCGACCTGACAGGCATCTGCGACCAATGCGGCAAATCCCGCGCCCATGGCAACCACAGGAAGTGCAGCAAAGTACGCCAGGCGATCAACGCACGACGCCGAGCAGAAGAAGAACAGACTGGAATAGCTCCAAGACCTAGAAAAAGCGCCGGATTGTTCTGGTTACTTCGCCAGGAATGATCGGCAACACTTGACCCTGAAAGGCCCGGTAACGGGCCTTTCCTCTTCCAGGAAGCTGGTCGGTTGTTCAATACATTGCGTGGGGACGCACATGGCAGATGGCGTAGAGGCCCGTGGCAATTCAGTACGGGTCTATTTTCGTTTCAATGGCGAGTTGTGCCGGGAGCTTGTACCCGGCGGCAACACAGCGGCCAATCGGGAGCATGCAGCACGCCTGGTGAACATCATCGAATACGAGATACAGGCCGGCACCTTTGACTACAGCCGGCATTTTCCCAACTCGCCCAGACTGGTCGAAAACACCTTCGGCCATTACCTGGACCTGTGGCTGAAGATCAAACGCAACAGCGTTGCCGCCACTTCCTACCGGGGGTACGCCAACAAGGCAGAGGTCCATGTCCGGCCGCGTTGGGGCAAGGTTCAGATCGACCAGATTGATCATTTGGATTTGCAGGAGTGGGTGCAGGACACACTATCAAAGAGGCTCAAGAACAAGACCATTCGCGACATCATCAGCAATGTACGTCAGGTCTTTAGGCTGTATCGCACTCGCAAAAAAGTCGCTCATGACCCAACTGAAGGGCTGTTCGTCCGCCTGCCGGATCCGGAAGCCCCGGACCCGTTTACCAGGGCGGAAATCAAACAGATCCTCGAAACGCCGACCAGCCGCACGCAGGAGCTATTGATGGTCCAGTTCATGATATGGGCCGGGCCACGGGTGTCAGAAACCATTGCCCTGGCATGGGAGGATGTCGACCTGGTGCAAGGGACGGTGACGTTTCGCCGATCGAAGGTTCGCGGGGCTTATCGGGTGACGAAAACTCGGCGTTCGACGCGAAAGGTGCGGCTGTTGGAGCCGGCGTGGGATGCGCTACGTAAGATCGATGCGATCAATCGGAAGAAGAAAGTGGAGACGGTTGATGTCGTTGAGCGGGACAACAAGACGGTGCGGCAGCACAAATTGCACTTTGTTTTTCTGAACAGCAAAAGCGGTTTGCCCCATGTTAGCGATTTTGTGGTGCGGGATCGGTTTTTTAAGGCGCACTTGAATGCGGCCGGGGTGCGGTATCGGGGGCCGGGGCAATGTCGTCACACCTACGCCAGTCAATTGCTGACTACAGGCGTGGCTTCAATTGATTGGATCGCTGAGCAGATGGGGCATACCAATGGGAACATGATTCGCCAGCACTATGGGACCTGGATTAACGAGGACGGCCCGGACGTCGTCGGTATCCTACAACACGCTCTGAATCTGTAGGCCACTGGACGTGCAACGCGAGGCCAATTCCGGTGCATCGACCGGTTGAATCCACAACCCAAAGCGGACGCTTTGCGCTAAATCGCGCTACGTTCCTCGGATGCTCTTGATGAGGTTGGCAAGTTGCTCAGCGCCATCAAAGGTGGAGGGGATGCCTTCGCTTTCTGAGACAAGACTGCTGAAGACAACGGCCTCGAACTTCGCGAGAGCGCTCGGGTCATCCTTCTTTATCTTCATCGAATACTCCGCATAGCTTTGTACGAACTGGCACAAGGCTATTCGCAGGTCGAGCTGAAGAACTTGTGCTTTGACGGATCGGAACTGCGCGAGGACAACGCGGAAAAAGTAGATGACGATCACTTCGATCGCGAGAATCGTTGGAAGCGTATACAGCAGTAGCCCTTTTTTCGACTCTATGGCGTCTAAGTGAGAAACTACGTAAGAAATCTGAGCGGTTGGTGGCGTGATCATCACTAGTGCAAGCACAATCAGCGACCAGAAGGCAACTCTGCGTTCAGTGAGCTTTGTGGCTGCCAACTGGCGAAATCCATCAACAAGACCAACGAAATTGTAGGACGATGTTGCGTCTTTTAGTCCCTGCTTAATGGCCTCGACATGTAGTCGTCGCTCGTCAAGTTCGGAGTCCCAGTCCACTTTGAGCTTCGACGCCGCTTCGACCGTTTGCGAAAATTTTCGAAATTCGGCGATAGCAGGATCGTTCAGGAGTTTCTTCGCTACTTGAACTGGCATCGAGTATCTTGCGAATGTGATCTGGTGCCGGTCGTTTCCGGTGAACAGTTCAAAGTTTTCATCAACGAAGTTTCCGATCCGCCGGATTTCGATGCTTGGTTCTGCAGGCTGCACAAACTCTAGCTCGCACAAAAAGCGGAAAGCTGACGTGAAAGCTGAGGTAATCGCCTCAGATCTCTTGTCGTCGGAAAGATTTGGAAACTCTCGAACCTCTCGCATGAAGTGATCACCGATCCACTCAATGTTCGAAGTGCAATACTCATCAAATCGAGCCGCGTTTGAAATCATCAGCTCGATGATCTGCAGCAGCGATTTCGCGACCTGAGAGGAATCAGATGCTGCTGCGAAACTTCTGAGTGTTCGGGAATAGAGTCGAAGTGACTCCAAGTTTTCTGGTGCGGCGAAGAATGGTGTGTGGGAAGGTGCTGTCATGGGAATTGATAATACCTAACGATTTAGCTAACAGACTCGCAAAGTCTTAGCTTTTACGAGTCCAATGTATGAAGTGAACGGTGCCGAACGCGCCGCTAGAAGTTGTTCAACTTCTTCAATCGAGCCAGACCTTGTTTGATATGACCGGCGTTTTCACCCATGGTCCACAGTGCGCCACGGACATTTCCGCCCACTTCCTGCGCCCCTTGCTCCTCGACCAGCAGGGTCAACTCCATAATGGCCGCCTCCAGGGCCTGCTGGTTTTCGAACAGCTTTTCCAGTACATCCGACAGTGAATAATCGCTTGGCATGGTGTCGATTCCTTTCGAGAAAGCCCAAGCATAGCAGCGACAGTGCCCCCAATTGGAACCTGCAGCTACTTTCGGCGCATAGAGGACTCACGATACTCAAGGCTCTAGCGTTTCAACATCGGCAACGGATCTAAGGGATGGGTTAGCATCCGCTTGACGGACAACGCTACCAGGCGGCGGTGAAAGCCGGCATTGGGAAACGTCGAGCGGATTTCCCGAAGGCTGGTGCGGTCAAGCCCGAATGTAATCAAACCCAAGGACACATCGATCCAATCGGCTCGACGAAAGATTTCAGCCAAGTGATGGGGATTGGCCGACGAAGCGCTGATCTTGTGATGATCATCAATCATCCGGGCGACATCATTTCCCCATTCTTTTTGATCTCGCTCGGTCAGAAACGCTTCTGCCAGTTGCCGAGATGCGGGCAGGTAATCGAAAGTATTCGCTGTCCATATACCCAGATCATGAAAAGCACCGGCGATGACAACCTTCTCGACTTGCGAAGTTTCCAATGGCGATAGCAGGCAGCACAGATTGATGAGCCGATAAACGTGGTTTCTGTAACCGGTGAGATCACTGCCAAGACAAGTGGAATAGCGGTCCATGACCTGCTCCAGCAGATCGATATCCTTAATCAACATCACTGCTCCATGCTAGGGGACAAATACCCGAAAACCCGGCCGTTCTCAGGGAAGGCAGCAGGTCTGAATTGGAATCATGACTCCTCCATGGAAATGAGCAGCGTAGGCCAATTTGGATTGTATGAGGGGGTTGCGAAAAACCTCAAAAATGCTGGCCGTGTTCCCATTTTGTTCCCATATGGCCCTTTTTCAGGCGCCAGAAACCACAAACCCCCGACTTTCTCTAGGAAAATCAGGGGTTTGCGTTTACTAAATTTGGCGGTGAAGGAGAGATTCGAACTCTCGATACAGTTTCCTGTATACACACTTTCCAGGCGTGCTCCTTAAGCCACTCGGACACTTCACCGTATCTCGTCAAACATGTTCTGTCTG